AATAACCTTATCAAGAATCTAAGATTCACAGATGATCAAGGTTCATTTAATCCTGCAAGTTATTCAGCTGTGTATAAACTAAACACAATGGGTAAGACTGCGGGTAGCAAAAGCTGGCATGTCTACAAACCATCAAGAGTAAGAAATCTTGATATTGCAAATAAAGATGATGCATCTATCTATGAGATAGCAGCACAACTTCAGAAACAAGTTTCTAAAGGGAGTGCTAAACCTAAATATGATGCTAGTCAAAAGCAACAAGACATAGTATAATACCTTGTTATAACAGCGGCGCTGAAGGGAGACTGGAGGCGCCGTATAAATTATGAAAGAATTTAGAAAATATTTTGGTGGATTAGAAAGAGACTTTGGTTTCTGTAATGTTAACAATGGTTATCATGATCCACAAACAAACAAATTAAAATTTGATCCAGGTGATTATGGTTGGTCTAAAAGAAATATAACTGATCAAGATTATCAAGATCATTTAGATGGTAAACGTGCAATAGGTATACAAGCTTGTGATGATAATGGTATGGCTAGCTTTGGTGCTATTGATATTGATCCTTCAGATTATTCTAGTTTTGATATTCATCATTACCTAAAAATAATTCAAGACAAAGAACTTCCTGTTATTCCAATTAAATCAAAAAGCAATGGACTTCATATTTATGTATTTACAGCAGAAAAAGTGCCTGCAACTTTAATCAGAGAATTTTTACAAAACTTATTATTCTTATTTGGTTTATCATCTAAGACAGAAATATTTCCTAAGCAAACACAATTGGGTATGAACCAAGATAATGTTAGAACTTCAGGATCATTTATTAACTTACCTTATTTTAAAAAGACAGAACGTAAAGCATTATTACCTGACGGAAAAGAATTAGAGTTTGATGATTTTATAAATGTAGTTAAAGATAATTTACAAACAAAAGAATTATTAAAAGAAGTATCAAATAAAAAAGTAAAAGAAATATTAACAGGTGGTCCAGAAGATTTATTAGATGGTCCTCCATGTTTACAAATGATATGCAAACAGGTTCAGGAATCAGGGACTAAACTAAAAGATGAGAGAGATAGATTTTTATTTAACTACATGGTGTTTGTTAAAAAGAAACACAAAGATGATTGGAAAACTAAACTGTTAGATGCAGCAAGAGATTTTATTAAGTATGATCAAACTTGGGGTGATGAAAAAGTAAAACAAAAAATAAAAAGTTGGGATAAAGATACAGCTGGACATACTTGTCATGACTTACCTATCTCTTCTTTCTGTGCAAAAGGAACTTGTCTACGTAGAAAGTTTGGTATTGGTAGCCACAAAGAAAGTAGTTGGCCTCAAATATCAGGATTAATTAAAATAGATTATAAACCTGATCCAGAATATTTTTTTAATGTAGAGTTGTCAGATAGCAAAGTAGTTCAAATTCATGCAAAACATATAAAAAAGATAGCAGAAATGAAAGAGATGAGAGCGCTAATAGCAGATCAAACATCTATATTTCCTCCCATTATTAAGAATAATGATTATCAGCCTATCCTGGACGCTCTATGGGCCACTAAAGAGGATATTAAGCCACCTGCTGGTACTAATCCTATTGAAATGCTTAAAAAATATTTAGAAGATTATGTTAATGGACCCGAAGCAAAAACATATGCTTCATTTAAAAGTGGAGCTGTATTAAAAGATGATGAATTTTATTACTTTGATTATGATAAATTCTATGAGGAAATAAAAAGAAATGAATGGAATCAAGATAGACCAAGAACTGGAACTCTGGTTAAAACTTATTTCAAAGGTGAGTTTGGTATTCAGAAAAGATTTCCAAAAGGAGAAAGTGAGAAATCATTTCCACCCGTCAGGTGTTTAAAAATACCCGCAGGTGATTTGATGAAAGAAGAAATACCAGATGAAAAAATAATAATAGAAGATAAGGAGAATATAGTATGACGACTAAAGCACCAAGTGTATTTGTATGTATGCCTACCTATGACACCATGCAAGTATCAACATGTTTATCATTATTAAAATTAATGGATAAATTTACTCAAGCAAAAATAAAATCTACTGTAAGTACATTTAAGTGTCCTTACGTAGGTTATGGAAGAAATATATTGTCAGCACTTTTTATGGAATCTGATTTTGACTATCAGTTATTTGTAGATGCTGATGTAGAATTTGATCCTAAAGATGTAGGAAGAATGCTTTTAGCAGATAAAGATATGGCGTGTGTTCCATATAGAAAAAAAACTCATGATAATACAGTTAAATTTTCTGTAGCATTTGAAAACTATAATGACATTAATATAGATAAATTAGGAATGACAGAAATTATAGGTGGACCTGCGGGATTAACTTTAATCAAAAGAAATGTATATGAATCTTTAATGCAAAAACATCCAGATTTAAAAATAAATTCTGCTGATGGTATATCTAAAGAAGCTAAAAAATATATGTATAATTTTTGGGAAAATACTTTTGATTCTAAACAAGGTCATTGGTTTGGAGAAGATGTTTCTTTTTGTAATTTAGCTAGAAATGCTGGACATAAATTTTATGCAGTCGTAGATGGTGTAACAACTCATCATGGTAACTATGGATACAAAGGATCTTTAATAGATACATTTAAAAAGGCTGATGAAAAAGACAATTAAAATATACGGACCACCTGGTACAGGTAAAACATTTAGGTTAATTCGTAGGGTCAATGCTTATATTAGAACAGGTACACCTTATCATAAGATAGGTTATTTTGCTTTTACAAGAAAAGCTGCAGCTGAAGCTAGAAAAAGAATTGACGTAGATGAAAAGCAAGCTCCATACTTTCAAACACTTCATGCATTTTGTTTTCATTTATTAAATAAAACTGAAGAAGATATTATTCAACCACATCACTATGAAGATCTAGGTAAACTCTTAAATGTAAGAGTTAGCTTTACGGATAAGTATAATGAAGAAGAAACACATTTTTTAACTTGCAATAATCCTTATTTTCAAATGATACAAAGAGCTATTAATAAAAACATAAACATAAGAGATGAGTACGATTTAAATGAACACAATAGAAAAGAAATATACTGGCCTACACTCAAACATATTGATATTAATTTACAGGAATATAAAAAGAAAAATCATTTACTAGACTTTAATGATTTAATTACTCAAGCTATTGAGTCTAATAAAATACCTAGATTTAAAGCTATTTTTATTGATGAAGCACAGGACTTATCTCCATTACAATGGAAACTATATGATAAATTAAAAGAACATTGTGATGATATGTATTTAGCTGGTGATGATGACCAAGCTATCTTTGCGTGGGCTGGTGCAGATGTGAATAGATTTATAAAAGAACCTGCTAATGAAAAAGTTTTAAGATATTCAAGAAGAGTATCTCAAGTTGTACAACAACAAGCTCAAATAGCAGTGGATCGTATATCAGGCATCAGGAAACAAAAAGAATATTTACCTAGAAATGAAGAAGGTCATACACAATTTATAAGTAATTTAGGACAAGTTGATCTTACAAAAGGTAAATGGTTAATTCTTACTAGAACTAAAAGTAATTTATTAGATATTGCAAAAGAATTAAAATCTAAAAATATTTATTTTCAAACTAACAAAGGTAAAAGTTTTAATGTTGGAATGTATAATGCAGCGGTGGCTTATACTAAATGGACCATTGATGGCATTTTATCAGAAGAAGAAATTAATGACGTCAAAGATTTTATTCCCAATGGGAATTGGAATTCTGAAAAAAATTGGTATGACATTTTCGTTGGTGATCAGAAAGAAATGCTTTATATCCGAAATATAATTTTTGGAGGTGAAAAACTTTCTGAAAATGCAAGGGTTTGGTTATCTACAATCCATGCAGCAAAAGGTGGTGAAGAAGACAATGTAATACTATCTTTACACCAAGGGAGTAAAGTACAGAAAAGTATTCGCCTAAGTGTTGACAAACAAGATGAGGAGAATAGAGTGTGGTACGTGGGTATCACGAGAGCAAGAAATAACTTATATAAACTGAAAGCAAAAAAAATATTAAAGGAGTATCAACTATGACAACTGAAGATATATTTGAAGAATCATTTCCACAATACACCCAGGTAGGCGGGAATCACTACACCAAGTTTCCTATTCAACCATATGAATTTATTTCTAAAAATGATTTATCATTTTTTCAGGGCAACGTTATTAAGTACGTTTGTAGGTACCAGAGGAAGGGCGGAGTAGAAGATTTAAAAAAGATTGTACACTACTGTCAATTAGAGATGTTAAAAATTAACGACATGAAAAAGAAAAAGTAATGCCAAGAAAGTCCACTGTACGCAGAACAATTAAGTTTGCTAAAAATAAATTTAATTTAGAAATTTATCTTGGACTAGAGAAAGATTTTGCATGGGAAATATTTCCTCATGACTACGACGCAGCTTTATATGCATTTAGTAACAAAGATAGAATAACTAAAATAATAGAACACAAATATATATACGAGGTAAAAAAATGATTAAAGATGAATTAGAAATAAAAGCTTTCTATAAAGGTAAAGAAGTTAAAATAATTGAGTTACATCATTTAAGTTTTTTTCATAGTGGACTTATAACTCTTGCAAGAAAATGGAAAGTAAAACCTTTTGATGTTTTAATGGAAGACGTTAGTGATGAAACTACTCAAGCTGCTTTAAATATTATGATTGGTTTAATATATAAAGATATGTGTACTAAAAGTGGATGGGAAATAAATCTTAAAAAATTTAAAAACGAAATGTTATTAAAAAATAAAAAACCAAAAGTATTTTTAATGGAGTCTGATTATTTAAAAATTCCTAACAACCATTTTGACAATGGGGTTAGGTTTTTAAAAAAAATTGGTTTTATAAAAACAGGATATCATCATAGTTACATTCAAATTAATAATTCAATTATGGATTATTGTAGAAAATTAGGTAATTATCTTTTTGATACTTGGTATTGCCAAGAGTCTTTTAAAAGAAACACTCATTACTTTGGTGATCACAGTAGTTATGATCATTACAAAGCTTCTCAAGAACGAAAACAAATCAGCGATAAAACTTTAAATTAAAATGAAAGTACCTTTATTTGAAGCACAGACAGAATGGAATGAACCAGAGGAATATCCGGATCTAAGAAAATACGACGAGATTGCAATTGACTTAGAGACGAGAGATCCAGACTTAAAATCTAAAGGTAGCGGTGCTATCATTGGTAATGGTGAAGTAGTAGGTATTGCTGTTGCTGTACCTGGTAGAAAATT